ACAACATCGAAGGCAGGGGAAGGGGAGAGTCCCTTCCTGGGCACATAAGCGGTTAAGCCTTCACTCTAATTTCCATGAGCTTTATGTTAGAAGAAAAGGCGGTGATTTTATCCAATGAACCGGCTGGGGGTATAGAGCCGTGTAGCACTGAGCCAGAAATAATCTCACTCCAGTTAGGTGACCTAATAGTGAGGGTCAGGTCCTCATCGTTAATAAATGGAGCGAGGTCCTCAATGTTAAGCATTTCAACAGGGTCATAAGCCCCAACTTTGATCAAATACCGACCGGGTGTCGTGGGCGATCGATGCACTTGAAAATCGCTCCAGGCGGGCAGATACCGATCATGGACAACCAGGTCTAGGGTGGAATTAACGTATAGCGAGAGACAAATTAGGGGATGTGCATGGGAAGCCTTCAATCTATCTATCATATCAGAAATCCTCTTAACCTGGGTCAGGCTTGATGGTATGGTACCGTCAAGGTTAGGAGCCATTATTACAAAATTGAACCAATACACATGGCCATCCTCATAACCATCTACTGCATAATCCCAGTGTGACGTAACGATGGTTAAGTCATATACCTCAACGCGCTTCACTGCCTCTGCCAAATTATCGTACACTGTCACTGGCCTTCCTAAAGCGTTGCACACTTCCCCAAGGTCTCTTCCGCCAATGATCGTAACTGGGGAGGTACGGTTGAAGATTGCAGACACAACCATCATGTGATATCGGCAAGCTTGATTTACAACCATGCTCCAGGACTGAATAGTATAGGGGGAGATCTTTTGCTGGCGTTGCGAAATACCGTATGATAGCTGGCCAAGGGCAGTGTCGGCTAGGTCCAGCTCCTTCACTCCACCAACCCGGGCGGTTATGCCAAGTCTCGCCCGCTCCACTTGAAAGGCAAAGTACGTATGCGTTGCCTCTGTGTTTGACCTCCACGTCCTCACCCGGTCGCTAAGAGAAAGCGCGCTGATCAGCGAATCCATGGCGCGGTCGTTAGGCACGGCACATGTAACTATGGCACCTGGACGCGACAGCAGGTCTTTGACGACGCCCTCGGCAGATTTATCTGGGATACTGCCTAGACACCTCGACTGAAACTCCGCTTTCGTCTCAAATTGCGTCAAGTAGTTAACAGACCATTGGCAAAGGGCGTGGTCAGGACCATACCATTGCTGTACGTCATCCGTGAGATAGTAACAGAAATAGACTTCGCTCGCGTAGGAGTTTTGTCCATGGCCAACGTAAACGCACCACCCAAGCTGGATTTTATACCCCTCTATTATCTCAATAAGCTTGTAAAGTAGGTAAGGACTAGGAAAGTTTAACTTCATGGCACCCACTGCTCCCGTTCGCACCACTACGGCGAGAAGGTCCTCACAAAACGTGATCATAGCCTTAAATTGCTCGGGACTGGGCGTAGAACTCACCAGGAACCCAGTCTGGTCAATATCAGAAATTACGATGTCGGCATTCCAATTCCGTGTGAATGCCTCAAAGATATTTGTTCGAACGCCTCCCGACATGACTGTCTCTAATCCCCCACCCTTTACCGTAGCGTTTGGGAAAATTTTCTTAATAACCTTCCCTGTAATGTTCGTGATAGTCCCAAATAAAGTGATCCTCCATGGTGATAACCGGTAGGACTCCTGTATTGGAAATCTGGCGTCCCAAGGTTGCCCTGTATGCAGGGATACGAGAAACATAACGAGGTTGATCTCCTTAACAGTAGAATTGTTAAGTACTTGCTTCGGGGGATGCGTCTCGTCCTTAAGAACAATAGGAGGTAGTAGATGACCGTTCGCGATTGACGGAGGCCGATCGAATAGGAGCGCTCGCACCACAACTTCAACTGAACTAGCGCTTGGCTTTACTTCTCCTGACATATTAGCTATTTCATTCCTCTGGCTATCTAGCTTCATTGTTACGTTTGGCAGGAACCGTGCCGTGTCACGAAACCGATACGCGTTGTCTGAGATCGGCTGTTGGAATCCGTACAGCGCTTGAGCTTCCCATACTAGCAACTGAGCTTCATTTGGTTTAGACACGTCTCCTGCCAGGGGGAAACATCGACCTAGATTATCAGATAAGTTATAGTACCGATCGAAAGGAATATCGAGAGCTATTGCAGTCGTGCTCGCCATCACTGGTTCTGTGCTGGCTATTTCACAATCGTCTCCCGTAGGCAGCGCTGACCACTCTATTGGTTCTCTCTTTTGCAGAGTTACATCTTGAATGATATGCTCCTGCTTATAATCCACGCCATCAAAAATTACCGCGTTGGGCCATGCTATTGAGTGGCAATATGGAGACAGGATCTTGGGAATTCCAATAAGAGAGGAATCAATCAGCACGGCCTGAGCAAGGGCTTTGGTCTGAGCAGGCAACATGTCGAATGTGACGTACGCCATCTGAATTATATCCTGCACAGTCATTCCCTTTCGCCAAAGTCCGTATGCAGACTCAGGGATCCATAGCATTGGTAAAGCCCTTAGAAGGTGAATAGCGCGATCATCTCTAATAACGTCTCCGAGCAAAGCCACCCCTTCCATCGCCCTCGTAATTTGAAAGCCTACCCCAGAAAACATATTCTTTTGAATGAGAATTTGATCCACAATCTTCTCGGATAGGTAAATGACTAGGTCAGCATACTCGCCGATGAGGGTTCCATGGGGGTGGTTCCAAGTATAAGTATGATGCATGCAAAGCACGCTCCCTAGAGGGATGCTTTCATTTATGAGCTGCTCCCAATCTGAGCGCATGAACACATCAGACTTAAACCAGATAGTCCGACGTACAGAAGGTGAGTATGCAATGTTTGCATGCTTTGGGGTGGATAACAGATATTGGACTCGGTGATTCCCAAATAGCCACTCCACAGGAGACGTCCCATACTCGTATAATAGCCTCCAAGGATCGGTCAAGTATCTCTTCCACGTGCCACCCCAATCATTTGCCTGCCCCATCCAAAAAGTTAGCATCGAGACTCTTGCATTGGGGGAGCATCCGGGTGGAAACTTCGGTACAGGCACTGAGGACTGCAGCCATGTTACAAGCTTATCGAGGCTCTTTTGGTCCAAGGGATCCTGAGAATATAGCTGAGAGAAGCGTACGTCCGATAAGGTTGCTGGGGATGGGTGATACCGAGCCCATAGTCCCTGAAGCTTAAGATCGTGAGTGAGGTTCGAGCTATCGAAATGATAAACATATCGAATTTTCTCTTTCATCTGTATCATAAATAAGTCCGCGGTAGGGTCTTCATTTGCGCGCGCGTCGAAAATTATGAGGTTCGGCTTCCAACTCATGTCCTACCTTTCTCT